ACACTACTGAAGAAGTCGAAATTGACATTCGTCGTAGCGGTGAAGATGTTGCGACTGTCATCACTGATCTTTCGACCGGCGGCAACGTCAATGAAATGAGTGGTTACACGAACAAGAATTTCAAACCGCCTATTTATCAAGAAGAAGGTGCGTTAAATTCGTTCGATCTGATCAAACGTCAGGCCGGTGATAATCCGTTTCAAAACCCTGATTTTCAGTCAAATGCGACCTTGGCGGCATTTACTCAAATTCGCAAACTTGACAACATGGTGCGCCGTGCTGTTGAATTGCAAGCATCGCAGGTTTTGCAAACTGGTACTTTGACGCTATTGAACAAAGCGGGTGCGGCCGCATATTCTTTGGATTACAAACCAAAGGCGACACATTTTCCAACTGTCCCGGCATCGTGGTCGGGCGCAAGTGACAAAATCGGTGACTTGGAAGCACTGGGTGATGTAATTCGCACAGACGGCCTGTCTGATCCTGACATAATCGTATATGGTGACGGTGCGTGGCGGGACTTTATCAATGATACGGCGGTTCAAGCAATTCTTGACAAGCGCAATATCCATGTCGGTGAAGTGCGCCCAGAACGACGGGGGCAAGGTGCCACGTTCCAAGGGTTTCTTTGGATTGGCTCATACCGTTACGAAATGTGGACATATACCGGACGTTACAAGCATCCGACAACCGGCGTATCGACCAAGTTCATTGATGATGACAAAGTCATCATGATGGATAGTAGCGCGCGTCTTGATTTGACATTTGGTGCAATTCCATTGATCAGCACAGGCCAACCACCTGCGTTGCCCGGATTGCCACAACGGTTGAATTCAACAACTGGTGGTTTCGGCATCACGACAAATAGCTGGGTTGCCGCAAATGGTACATCGCTGTATGTATCAGCCGGTTCACGTCCATTGTGCATACCTACCGCGATTGATCGCTACGGTGCACTTGACACTATCATCTAAGGGAGTTTGAAAGATGGCAAAACGACGTTCTAACGCAGGGGGTTTGCCTAATCAGGCAGCCCCGACATCACCTGAAACGGTTGCACCTGAAAAGATTGCACCTGAAACGGTTGCACCTGAAACGGTTGCACCTGACGCCGAAGCTGAAACGGTTGCACCTGAAAAGATTGCACCTGAAACGGTTGCACCTGAAAAGATTGCACCTGAAACGGTTGCACCTGAAACGGTTGCACCTGACGCCGAAGCTGAAACGGTTGCACCTGTGTTGCGTATTGCCCCGGGTAAATCAGTGATTTGTAAAACCGGCATAAAGGTCGGCGGCGAAGAAGTTTTTGAACATGATTTTGCAAGTGAAGAAATTGCAAAAAATTTGTTCAACAAAGGCTTTCTTGAAGTATCATGAGTCTTCGCAGTGTGGCACAAGCTGATGTTCGCACAATATTAGGTGATGCCGCATTTGGTGCGGCATTATCTTTGACGGTCACTAACCCGTTAGGTGAAGAAGGCACGTTAAACGGCTGGTCAAATGACATAGGGTTGTTGATTGATCCAGATACCGGTGTGGCCGTGTCAGGCCGATACGCAACGTGTGCATTTACTTTCATTGATCTTACTGCCGCAGGTGTCACAGGTACACCGAAAGGCATTGCAGATTCTTCATCTTTACCGTGGCGTGTAGCTTTCACAAATGAACGCGGTGTCACTTATTTATTTAAAATTGTTGAAACGCAACCCGATCAAACACTGGGTTATATAATTTGCACATTAGAAATGTTTGAATAATGGCTATTGCACCCCTTCAAAACCTGATTGAAAACCGTGACGCGTTTGAAGTCATACGGGATCAGATCGCGGCCATATTGGTTTCCGAACGCGATAATCAAAAAACACTTGCGACGGCTGCCACAAAAGACCCGGCTTTATGGGATTTCAAAGTTTATACCGAACGAAATTTACCATGGGAAGCCGCAATGAATGATGCCCCTGTGGGTACCGATTTGTTACCGATTGTCAACGTGTGGTACGATAGCGATTCATTTGCCGCATCAAGTAGCAATGTCGCAGAAACGCAAAAATGTAACGGCACATATTCGATTGATATAGTCGGGTTCGGTGTTTCAAAAAGCAACGGCGCGGGTGGACAGTTACCCGGCGACGAAGCGGCAGCCCTTGACCGCGACCGTGCTGCACGACTTGTGCGTGCAATTCTAATGGCGTCATCAAATGCGTATTTACAATTACCGCGCGGGTTTGCGTGGGATAGGAAAATTGAAAGCCGCCAAACGTATCAGGCTAGACTAGATCAACAAACAGGTGTACAAGCTGTTGCAATGCGTATGCGTTTTAATGTATCATTCAATGAAGTATCGCCACAATATGAAGGTGTGCCTTTGGAAAACGTGACAACTGGAATTATTAGGGCCGAAGATGGGTCGGTTTTGATTGACTTATCTTACGACTATACAACATAACAACGGAGATCATTAAATGGCTATTTCAACCGCGATAGATAACAGCGCAAGAGCGCGTACCGTCGGCATCAAAACACAGTTTAAAGACTTGCGCCCCGCTGGTACATCGTTTGTACCGCAGCGTATTGCGCTAATAGGCCAAGGCAATTCGGCGTCAACATATGCGACAACCAAGCGCAGTATCACAAGTTCAAACGAAGCCGCAACGCTTTACGGGTTTGGTTCACCTATTCACGAAGCTGCAAAACAGTTATTCCCTGCAAGCGGTGACGGTGTAGGTGCAATCCCTGTCACCGTGTACCCGCTTGATGCGGGTGGTGCTGCCGTTGCCGCATTGGGCGATGTTGTGGCAACCGGTACGGCAACGCGGCAATTTACAGGCCGTTTGCGTATCGGTGGTGTTCTATCTGATGAATTCGTTATTCCAAGCGGTACACTTGCCGCAGCCGTCGGCACACTTCTAAACACTGCGATCAATGATGTACTGGATATGCCGGTTTCATCGGTTGTAAACGTTGGCACCGATGGCGTGGATTTAACGGCCAAATGGCTAGGCGAAACGGGCAATGATGTATTGATTGAAATTGATGCACCGACTGACGCAGGTATTACTTTTGCAATTACGCCCATGGCGACAGGTGCCGTTGCGCCTGATGTACAGGTGGCACTTGTGCAGATTGGCGATATTTGGGAAACCTTGATTGTAAACGCTGCCGTGCCGTATACAGACACCACAACACTTGATGAATTTTCAGTATACGGTGAAGGTCGTTTTGACCCGCTGGTACGCAAACCACTTGTTGCGTTCACAGGCACATTCGAAACAGTTCTTGCAACACTGCAAGCGGCTGGTGATGCGCGGCGCACTGATCGTACAAACGTGTTACTGTCTGTACCCGGTTCCACATCGACACCATGGGCAATCGCAGCCCGTGCCGCATCACGCGTTGTGCGTATTGCTGATAATAACCCGGCGCGTGATTACGGTCGCGCAACGTTGACAGGCATTGTCACCGGCACTGACGCGGAACAATGGACATACACGCAGCGCGATTTGCTTATAAAAGCAGGTATCGCAACAACACAAGTGCGTGACGGTGTTTCTGAATTAAGCGACACGGTCACTTTCTTTCATCCGTTGGGTGAAACTGATCCGGCTTATCGTTTCGTTAAAGAAATCGTTAAACTGCAACAGGTCATTTTCAATACCAATTTGATCTTTGACACTGCGGAATGGGATGGTGCGCCGTTGATCCCAGACGATCAACCGACCACAAACCGTGACGCACGCAAGCCAAAAGCGGCAGTGGCGGCGGTTAACCGTATGATTGATAGTTTGGGGCTTGCTGCGATCATCAGTGATCCTGCGACTGCTAAAACGCGCACGTTGGCAGGTATCAACATTTCAAACCCAAATCGACTAGATGTGTCAATGACGGTACAACTGTCGGGCAATGCTAATATTCGCAGCATTGATCTTGATTTTGGGTTTTTCTTTGGCACGTTGCCGACTGTATAATCTAGGAAAGGGTTAATAAAATGACTGCAATTGGTGGTAGTGTAGAAAGCGTAACACTTGCCGGACGGGAATTCCCTGTGACGGCAGACGCGGATATCGGACGCAAAATAGGCGGGTTCGAAAATGAATCACAACCGAACGGTGACGGGTCTGCCCGGCTGATCAAAAATCGCGTAACGCCGAAACTCGGCAGTGTGGTCGTGGAATGTGACGACGCCCGGGGTGATCTTGAATTTTTACAAGATTTGGCCGATGGTACAGAGTTCTTTTCGACGGCGATAACATATGCCGATGGTGGTGTATGGCAGGGTGACATGCAGATCACAGGTGAATTGCAACATTCGAATAGTGCCGGTACGGCATCGTTTGACATGGACGGGCGCGGGAAACTGACCCGTCAATAAGGAAAATAGGGTAACTTAAATATGGCGGTGTGGGTCTATCCCTATTCCCTTCTTGTTAATGCAAGGCACCGCGTCAAATTAGGGATAATTTATAATGGTCGATAAAACAGTTAACGCGCCACAAGTGCGCAGTTCAAAAGTATCACGTGATGTAGCTGAAGCAGATTTTGACCGGTGGGCCGAAGAATGGGACATCGACACTGACAAAGAGCACATGGACGCAGAAGATCGCCAAGGCTTTGAAAATTCACGCGCCAAGTTCATAAAGAGCATATGCGACGGCAGACTGTCAGTGTCAGAAGATGCATCGAAAGTTGTTCAAACTTTGAAATACTCACAAGGTGCTGATTTGGAATATACCGTGCCTACAGGTGCGGCATTCATTACACTTGATCATCACAAAGACAGCCAGCACATGACAAAGCTGCATAGCTATATGGCGTCTATGACAGGCAAAGCACTAAAAGAATTCAGTCAAATGGACGGGCGCGATATTAAAATAGGATATGCGGTTGCGCAGCTTTTTATGGGATCGTAACACGCACGCTTGTTATCAGGGGACAGGATGCTAGGTTATTGCCGTCAAGGCGCGGCGAACCTAGTCCCCATACCCGTATAAACGTATGGGGTGTGATGCTTTCGCAGATTTGTCAGGAATATACAGTGTTACCGGATTTAAAGGATATTCCACACTATCAAATAGCGTGGTTCTATGACATGCTTAGACCAGCGTTGCGCGAAAGAACGAAACCAAAGGATTGATTTAAATGGCGGGTCGGTTTTCTGTTGAAACAGTTTTCAAAGGTATTGACCGTATAACGCGACCTGTCAAACGCATGCAGCGCGGGGTCGGACGGTTTACAAAATCCGTTGAACGCGGGTTTCGTCGTGCCGGTAGAGTTGTAAATAATTTCAACAATCGTATGAAACAGGGGTTAGCGGCAGGTGTTGCCGGTCTGACCGCATTTGGTTTTGCCGCTGCAAATATTATTACTGTCGGTGCTGAATTCGGAAGGGCGATAGGTGCGGCTGCCGCAAAATTCCCTGATAAAATCAAACGTGGTACGGCTGAATTTATAGCACTGAAGAAAGCCGCAAGGGACGTGGGCGCGACAACTGAATTTACCGCGACACAAGCGGCTGAAGGTTTGAATTTTCTAGCCAAGGCCGGCTTTGATGCGAAGTTTTCAATGTTGGTTTTAAAAGACATTGTAGATTTCGCAACCGCATCTGAAATGGAATTTGCCGAAGCTGCCGACATCGCGTCAGATGCGATAGGTGCGTTCGGACTTGATGCTAAAGACCCGGGGCAAAAACTAATAAACATGCAGCGCATTATGGATGTTTTATCCTTAACTGCGAATTCCACAAACGTATCCGTTGCGGAAATGTTTGAAACCATTAAAAAAGGTGCACCTGTCGGTGTCAAAGCGGGTCAGTCTCTTGAAACGTTTGCGGCTGTAACTGGTGTTTTAGCTGGTGTGGGCATCAAAGGATCAGAAGCAGGAACCGCTACAAAGAACATCGCTCTTGCGCTTGCAGGAGTAGGAAACAAGGCTGGTAAAACATTCAAGAAACTGAAAATACCATTATCTGACGCCGAAGGTAAAATGCGAGATGTCGCAGATGTGTTTGAAGATTTAAGCAAAGCAACCGACGGCATGGACGAAGCTAAAATATTGGGTGTGATGAACGCTATTTTCGGTAAAATATCACTCGCTGCCGCAAGTAATTTATTGGGTGACGGTGCTGAAAAGATCAGAAAGTTACGCGGTGAATTGGAAGCTGCCGGAGGATCAAGTAAACGTACTGCCGCGTTTATTCGCAATGATGTTAGGGGTAGTCTTGACGGGCTTTCATCTGCGATTGACGGCGTGAAAATCTCAATATTTGATATGAACGAAGGCGCGTTAAAAGATGTTATAGATTCAATGACAGATTGGGTCAGGGCTAATGAAACATTCATAGCTACTAAAATAGGTGAAAATATTAAGAAGATATTTGACAACCTTGATGTTATTATTGAGTGGGTGGAAGTTGTTGCAAAAGTAATTGCGGGTATGCTCGCTTTGAATATTGCACTGCAAGCATTCACTGTGGTCATGGGTGCCGTAAATGTTGTATTGGCTGCAAACCCCATTGTATTGCTGATTTTGGCTTTTATTGCGTTTGCTGCAACGGCTGCGTTTGTTATCACGCATTGGGAAGAAGTCAAAACGTTCTTTAGTGAATGGTGGGTTTCATTACCTGAAGGCGCGAAAACCGCAATAAAAGCCCTGACCGCTGCATTCCTGCCGGGTGCGGGTTTGATATTGGGTGAATGGGAAAAAGTTAAAACGTTTTTTACAGATTTATGGGAAACAATTCAGCAAATCGCAGGTTTTGCAAGTCTTGATTTTGCTGCCGTTACGGGTTCACCTGCCACCACGCCCCGATTTGCCGATAGGGGAATTGTCGCGCCGCCACCTGTTTCGTTTGGCAATGCTGCCGAAATCATGTCGGATAGCGGTGGTAGCGTGGGTAAAACCAATGACGCAAACGCCAAGGTGTCAGGTGAAATCACAATACGTGATGAAACAGGGAACGCCGAAGTCACCGAAGAAA